AAATATTAAAAACTTGTCTACTAAAATTTATTGCTTGTTTACTCATCCCTCTATTACTTTAAAAGTTAAATTATCATCAAAAATCTTAGTTTCATTACCGATAGTAATTTGAACTAATACCGTATAATACCTTTCGGGTTCCAAACCATTCATATACACGTTGAAAAAACTAGAATTAGCATCTGCACTTATTTTTGTAAATTGAGAGTCAAAATCTATAAGATACTCATTAGTTTTATTATCCTTTATAGCATATAGGGATGAGCCCGAAGGTAAATAAAAGTTTTTAGTATAACCAGATGATGTTAAAAAAGTTCGTGCTGGAAATTTTTCTATAGAATTAATTTTAAATTTAGCTACTTCTTCTGGATAGTATTCTTCTTTATTATTAGTGATAGAAATAAGAGCCTCAGTAGTAGTTAACTCTGTGGTGCTAGAGGAACCCGTATTAAAAGTAGAATCATCCCATTTCACCTCTAATTGGGGTGGATATATAGTATTCGTATCCCTGGAGAAGAATTTTAATTCTGTTTGTTGATTAGTATCATTTATAAATTCTTGAGAGGCGGACTGTCTTACTATAAAACCATAATTAGTAAAAAATGAAGAAGACCAATTAGTTACTATTTGGGTAACTTCAGTGTTAATATCTAAGGTACTATAATAATCAAACGATTGGGAAATAGACATAGAGGGTGACTGACTAGCAGTATACCAGGCACCTCCTCCTTGATTTGTTGATCCCGAAAATGAACCAGTAATTCCCAATGTATTAGTACCCGTTGTCCAAGTACCACTACCTGATGTTAGTCTAGATCCCCATGAACATCCATTTTCTACTAGGGGATCCAAAAGATATTCTCCTGACCCCATATTCCAGTTTTGCCCTACTGCATTTATTACTACAGTAGAAGTAGAAGTTAAACCCCTGGCATTAGCTGAATATACTCTTAAAAAAGATTTAGTAGCAGAACCACTAGCTATTACATCTATTACATTTAAAATTTCATCTAAATCAAATTGTATTAAGAATCTAGATGTGTGGGGGTTAGCTCCCTGCAATTGGATAGGATTTCCTGTTTTAAAATCAGTAGTTGCTTCAATAATAGAATCTAATCCCGTATTCATGGTCTGATAACCTGAGTACAAGGTAGCATCTTTAGTAGGGAATAGTTTATATATAGCCATTATTGAGAATTAATTTGGTCTAAGTAAGTATTTTCTGGTGAATATTTTTGAGTAAATAATTCAGGTGCTTTACCTGTAGTGGGGAAACGTCCCCTAATATTAGTTGAACCCAATGTTGTAGGAGGAAATTGTGTAGGATCAGCATTAGGATTAATAGGTGCATTTAAGAATTCCCCTAAATTGGGAAATAATGAATTAAATGTTGGACCGGGTTCATTATCTTCCCTTATTAAAAATTCCCGCCTTAGGGGACTAAACCCCTCCCTAGTAACTGCGGCTAGAAATGGATTTGTTTTAGTACTTTCCGTATATGTAAATCTAGGGGTGTTACGGTGTACTCTGGGAATACCTTCAACTGGGCCCCCTAATACTAATGGGTCTTCTAAATCTAAGTTTGTTCTATTAAATGAAAATTCTAAGGCCATAATTTATCTTTACAAGGGTACTACTCTCCCCCTAATATCTTCATTAGGAAATTTAACTTCAAATATCATAGGATCTATAGAAGGGTAAATTACTCTATCTATAGTTGCTCCTTCTATATCATATGCAAAACTACTATAATTTCCACCATCTTTATTAGAAATTTGTATATTTTTAACTGTTTGTACTCCTGCTATAGCATCTAATATCGGGAATAAATCAGTTAATATTATTGGCTCATTTATTTCAAAATTACCTACTCTAAAAAAGTTTTGTAGAGCATTAATACATGAGGATAAAACATCATTATTATTAAATCCAGGTCTTACTATAATTTCAAAATCTACTCCTATATTAATTATGAAGGCATCTTTGATATTTACACTATCATTTAACATTCTATATTCCGATAGATATGTTCTAAGGTTTTGTTTTAAGGTGTTTGAAGCAGTTTTTAATTTTCCCTGTAAATCCGAAGTTAAAATATATAAATCTAATATACTAGGTACTTCCCCAGGATTTATTTCCTCTACCTGAGATGGTATGGCATAAGCCTTAGTTACTGAACCAAAATCAGATGGCATAGAAAGTGCTCTCACTAAGTAATCATCCGCTGTAACAGTTCTAAGTTGTGTAGGGAATTGTCCTAGGGTATTAATTTTAATTTGTTGAATGGAATCTCCTCCCCCACCACCGTCAGCCGCAGTAGGATTAGTTACAGCAAGGGACTTAAATATTGAGGAAGCTAAAGAAGTATTAGTAATAGTATTATTTAAAAAACTAATACCTGAAGTAGAAGAAATTTTATTTATAGTTCCTGCTTCCACATTAGACTGCGCTCCTCCCCCCGTTAAATATCTTACTGTTAATGTAGTATTAGATGGGGCTATACCATAAGTATTAGTTAATGTAAAATTAAGTGGAGAAAAAGCTGTAGTTAATTTGTCCTGTTTAAAAGGTAAACCTAACCCCACATTATTAGGATTAGGAATAATTTCCTCTGTACTATCACTAGTAGTTCCCGCTCCAAACTGTAATTGTAAATTAGTAGTATTAGTGAATCTAGATACAAATCTTCTTTGAACTTGTTTAGTTTTTAGTAAAAAACCTGCATCCACATCATCACTAACGTATGATGGATTATTAGGATTAGTATTTTTTATAGGGTCAAAAACTAGATCCTGCGATAAATTATCTACTTCAAAATATTGGTTACCATCACTATCTTTTACATCCAGTATTCCTATTATTTTATTAGCAGTTATATTTCTAGTAGAAAATTTTTCTGGTTCACCAAAGTTAAAAGTAGTAGTATTAACAGTAGCTGATATAGCTTTCCTAGTTTTTTTAAGTAAATAAAAATCCACATTAGCCCCCGTTAATCTATAGACTGTAGTTTCCGTAGGGTCTATAGATGATGAAACAGAAAAATCTACAGAATCTTGTAATAAAAAACTAACTCCATTAGCGGTTTGTAATCTAGAGTTAACGGGTATTTTTAATGCATAATCATAATCCGGTTTATAAACACCACTAACAATTTTAGAAGGAATTTGTTGAAATATTTCTATATCTGCTGTTGAAGCCTGAGTTACTCTAGGTTTATAACCCAGGGTATATGCCATATTAAAAATATTATCTACTTGCCTAGCATTAGTTAAAAAAGTTTCCTGAATTTGATTATCAAGATAAAAAGAAAGGACATCCCCCACATAGGCTGCCATTTCAATAAATAATACCCCTGTAGAAGTAGGAGTAAAATCATTGAAAGTAGTAGGAAAATAGGTTTTAGAATAATCCAATAAAGACTGTCTAATACTACTAAAATCTCTATTTAAATATTTTATATCTCTAGATATTCTGGCCATTTAATTGTAAATTTATTGTATCAGTTAAACCACTACCTCTAATAGAAAAAGTTATATTTACTATAACCTGATTAAAGTCATTTCCTATAACTTGTATATCCCTAATACTTATTTCAGGAAAATATAAATCGGCAGTATTTCTAATAGCATTATCTAACGAATCTATTAAATCTTGTTCAGTTTGTTCAAAAAGAAATGATCTTAAATTAGCTCCAAAATTAGGATTTAGGGGTCTTTCACCATGATTAGTTAATAAAAAGTTAATAAAATTAAATTTAATTTGCTCCTGTGTGCTAAATGTAGTATTAAATCCACCAGCTGGACCATTAAAAGGTAAACCTATCCCTACCCCAACATTTAGTTCGGCGGGTCTGTTGCCTTCTCCATTTGGTGAAATTATTCTTGCCATTTTTAATTACCCTTTAATAAAGCACCTATTTGATCCATACTGACTTGACCCGAAGGTAAAGTACCATTAGCCGAGTCCATGCTTGGATTAGGAGTAAAGGTGCCCTGAAGATTATTGGTAGTCATAGTTTGGGCAGTTTCTCCTAAAATATCCCTATATGAACTCCTAAGGTTAGATTTTACTTGGTTTTGTTGAGGAGTAAAAGTTTTATTCTCATTCAACGAAGAAGAAGATTTACCTTTTACGGCCTCTAATAATATTTCCTTTAGTTCCTCCTGTATAACTTCGCGAGTAGCTTCTTTAATAATTTCTTTAAGTCTTCCTACTTTCATTTTTCTATTAATTTATTATAAATACTAAAAATAATAATTTTATTACTCTTTTTTACGTTTTCTGTTTTTTCTTCTTTCCCGAGCTTCTTTTTTTCTATCCTTTCTATCTTGTCTTTTATCCTGTCTAGCCTCTTTTCTAGTTAATTCACCCGATTTTCTTTGGTCCCTTCTTTCTTTTCTATCCTTTTTACGATCTTTTCGTTTTTCTTTTCTAATTTCTTTTTTAGTAAATCTTTCTTCAGGGGTAAGATCTTCTATACTTATTTCGTCTATTATTTCATTTATATTAACTTCATCTACTTCTACATTTATGTCAAGAGGATCTACTAAATCTTCATTTATAGTTTCAGGTATTTCTGGTATTTCTTCAAGAGTAGGGTTAGAAATAAAGGTTAAATTATAATTATCTATTTTAAATTCTATTTCGCTTATTAATACATTTGGGGTAGTTACAAATGAGTAATCCGTAGCTAATTTTTGACCAGGAAATTCTTTATTAGTGGCTACTATTCTTTTTTTGGGAATTGAAGAATCATCATTTAAAAATTGAACTTCAAGTTTGAAATCTTTATATTCTATGGGATTATTAGAATTGGGCTGAAGTCTACTAAGTAAATCTTCATTAGTAGAAGTATTTTCTTCTTTAGATGATGAATCTCCTAAATCATTTAATAAGCCCTCAAATCTTTCATCTATTTGGGATGTATCTTCTTCTGGTTGGACTATAGTTAGAATAAATTTAATAATATCTAAAAATGATTCTATAATATCTTTTAATCTAATAACAATATCCAGTACATCATCTATTTTTTCTCTAATATCAGCTGCACTATCTTCTATTAATAAACTACCTCCTTGCACTCTTCGAGCTATTATAGATAGTGTGTCCAGAGTATCAGATAAAGTAGTAATAATATTTAAAGGTAATCCTACTCCTATAGGAGCACCCGTAGGTATAGGTAATCTTTTTATTGTGTTTTGAGCAACGTTTATAGTAGTAGAAGCTGTATTTAAAATTTGACCAGTACTAGATAATTGCTGTAAGATTTTTTTAGTATTATTTAGTAAATCCTCTAAGGATATTATTCCCTCTAAAGAGGAAGATAGTGTTTGTTCAAACTCACTTATATTATTTCGAATGGATTCCTTTTGATCATCAGAAAGATTAGCTTCTTCGGCAATACGTTTTTGTGTTTCTTCATCTTGTAATGGAGAAGTATCAGGTGGATTTCCATTAGCTATATCATTTACATCTAATTCAATAGGGATTTCAAATGGTATTTTATTAATAGCTAAATCTACTCCTTTTTGGGCTACATTAGTTAACTGTTTTTCAGCAAAACTAGATATTTTGCCAACGTTATCCCTTGCGGTTTTTAGTAACAATAATGTAAATTTATTAAAACTCATTATTTAGTAAATGTTGTTTTAGATTTATAGTTTTCTATATTGTTAATTATTTTTTGTGCAGAATTTTTTACTTGTGCACCTAGTGGGGGTAACCCTGCATTCACCACATAAGGTTGACCACTACCTATAGGAGTAGTTTCTATTGCTGAACCTAATGTAATAAGAGAGTTAGCTAATTCCTGTAAATCTTCTAAAAATGTGTCACCTAATACTAAGGGTTCTACTATATCTAAGTCCGTACTTCCTAGTAATATATCAGATTCTTCCCCTACTACCACGACCATACCTTCTTGTGCATCAATATTTACTGTTTCTAGGGCATTTAAACTTATGGAATCAGCTGAGGATAGTAAAATACTATCTTTTTTAGAATTGAATAATAATCTTCCTGAATTTAAAATTATTTGTTCCTCTCTATATGATGGGGCAGATATAGGTTCTAAACCTTTAATAAATGAATTATAATTTTTAGCAGCTATATTTATTGGGATAGCTTGTGTAGATGTTAAATAAATACTGGATTTATCAAAATTTATACTTTCAATTTGAGGTATCCAAGGATCTAACCCATCATCATGTTGGTCATTTCTCAAAATAGTTATAGGATCCCCATTAATCCCCAAACTAGACCAGGGATTATTAATGGATGAATTATTTACTGTGGAACCAAATCTTAAACTTTGACCCCATCTACCTTCATGTATTATATCCCCCTCAAATGATTGAAGTGGTTTAATATTAGACCTTTCTACAAAAGTATTCCCTAAGTTAATTTCAGTACCTCCATCTTTTACTCTTCTTACTACACCCGCCTGTGATAACTCATAATCTCTTTTTTGGTATTCAGGTATATCACCACCAGTAAAACCATTAGGTATAGCATTATGATGATTACTATTCCAAATATTAAGAGGAGGAAAATAATAAAAAGAAATACCTTGGGTATCGGATTCTACTGTAGAATTAGGTAAAGCATAAATATAAATTATCTCATTTATTAATGGAAAACTTTTGAAATATGGATTAATAGGTAAAGCAAATAATCCCTCTTCAATATCATTAGGAGTAGAAGATCCTATTCTTTTAAAAAAAACTCCTCCTATGGAATTCCATTGTCCCTTTGATTGGAATAGTTGGTTATTATCAGTATCATTTAGAATTATAGAAAGAACCCTAGCAGGGAAAATTTGAAGTTCCCCTATTTTACCCTCTCTACCCCTTCTGGAGTTTACTAAACCTACTATTTCCTTAGGCATATTATTCTTTTAATTCTGGGAATGCACCTTGTAATCCCTCTAGTAATTGATTTTTTTCCTCCTCGGATAAACCCAATTCATCCCCACCTCCGGTAGCCTGTAAAGTTCTTTGTACTATACCAGCCATCTTAATAAGTTGTTCATTGTTCTTAACACTTATTTCTAGATATTCTTTAATTAATGGAACTATTAAGGTAGCATCTCCTATTTCCTGTACAAGTGGCTTTAATTCCTTTATTAAAGCTGTTACTTGGGTATTTTTTTCCTGTTGTAACTCATATATTTCTTCCAAGAGATCGGAAAATTTTTTATCTTTGAAAATAATAGAATCTAATAATCCCATTTTTTCTTATAAATATATAAGAAACAGAATATTATTGAAACCCACCTAATTTATTAAACTGACCATATTTTTCTTCAAAAATTGAATATAATACTTTAGCATTTTTAGTTATTTGGGGTGTTTTAACATCCATCATTTCCCTTATGTAGATGTAAAGGGCTTTTTTGTTGAAAATATCTATATTATCTCTTTTTCTAAATAATTCCAAAATACAATCCGCAACTTTAGCATCCTCTTGTTTTGGAAAAAATTCATTTAAATTATCCATACAATAATTAATGTAATAATCCATAAATAGAGATAATCTGTCTTTTTCAGTAAATTTAGCAAAAGTTAAATCACCCCATTCAAATTCCTCTTCATATGATAATTGTGGTATAGACTGAATTGAATTACTATTTTCATTATTATTAAAATCCTCACTAGTGCTAAGTGATAAATTACTTATAAGTTTTTTATAATTTTTTTCATTATAAACAATAAGATATCTTTTAACTATAGTACCAAAGTAAGAATAAGCTTTAGCACCTTTAGAAGGATCAAATAAATGAATTTTAGATAAAAGAAAGGTAATTATTTCATGTTGTAAATCCTCTAAATCCTCTACATCAGTATTATAAAATTTAAAGGTATGTATTATGTTTTCGGTTAACTTATAAAAGGGCCAATGTATATAGCCCTCATAAATGTCACTTCTTTCCTTAAAGTTAGTACTTTTATTATATCTAACTATTGCATCTTCCGTATCTTTAGTAAAATATCTTCTTTTTTGTTTTTGTGCTTTATGTTTTGCTATTATCCGGTCCATTTTCCTCCAGGTTTTTAATGTTAAATTCATTAAGAATTTTTTGTAATTCCATAACCTGGTTAAAGAAAAAACCTATTTCGTCATCCGACTTAAAAGAACCTTTATGATCTAACTTTTTTAATTTTTCATCTGTTAATTCTATAACTTGAGAAAACCTTTCCAAATAACCTAAATAACCTAAAATAATATCTTCAGCTATTTCATTTTTACGTAATAGATTACGTGTAGCATATCCTAAGACACCACATAGTAGTGTTAATAAAGTAATTATAATCCAAACCATTATAAATTATCTAACATGTTTTTTAATCCCGAACTACTAACTGATGATAAAGCTTTTTTCTTCGCACTAGTAGTGGATTTCTTAGTAATAGTAGGGGTAGGGGATTTAAATTTAGGTAACCATTCCCTTTCAAATTCTATTCTAGCAGCTAATAAATCAGCCTGGTGTAAAATATAAGGTAAGCTAGTACGTGGTTTTTGTTCTGGCATAAATACTTTTAAATATTTAGCGTTAGCATCATCATATAATCCATCATGAGTCTGAATAGCTACCATTTCATTAAATGTATAAGTAATACCATGGGATTGTAACATAAATAAACTTCTATCAGGTACAGACGAAAATGGTACTTCCTTATTAAACATATATTCTTCCCCTAATTTTTCACGTCTCCATTTGTCAGTCTGGGGAATATATGAAGCATTATTTTCGTCACCCATTTTACCTAAATCATGATTAATAGCTGAAAATACTAATTCTTCAATAGTAAATGTAGATCTATCCATTTCAAATTCACACCACACATCATAAATTTTAAGTGATGCAGCAACTACACGATTTACATGTTCTACGTAACCGCCTGGGAATGAGTTATGGTATTCCTTTTTATGGGCTGCTGGCATGAGAGATATTCTTTCCCCATATTTTGTATAAAAATCTAATAATTTTCGTTTACGTTCCCCTGTAATATATTTTTGTATATTATCTAAAAATTCAATCCAATTAGACTGAATTTGTTCTGCTGTTAATTTCATTAAAACCTATTAATTTCGTTTCCTGATAATGGTTCTCGTTCTATCTGGGTAAGAATATCTTCTATTCGTTCATCCATTTCTCCCAATTCTTTCTTAACAGTAGATGGGGATTCGTTACTTGATACCATTGATTTAACTCTTCCAATCATTGACTGTAGAGTAGTTAATTGTTGTATAAAATAATTTCTATTTCTCATATGTTAATTTTTAACATTCTAACGAATGTGTTCTGAAGGTACGAAATTTCCTTGGGGGAATCACGTTTTTTGTGGAGAGTTTTCACAAAAGTCTAAAATACTTTTAAGAGTTAAGCACTTTTCATATTCTTCATAATTTTCAAAATATAAAATAGATTTACTTAGACTATCTATTAGTAATTTATTATTAAATCTAATTAAGGTTTCTGTATGTTCTAAATTTTTTAAATCAATATTACTTATGTAATTATAGGCTCTGGTATAAGCCATCATTTTATAAGCCTCTTCCATTTCTTCTAAATCAAAATCAGATTTATCTAAAATATTAATTATAAACTTTTGACTAAAGTTACTACAATTAGAAATTAATTTTCTAAACATTCCC